CTAGGCTTTCACTCCCTGTTGGGTTGGTGTTTTCCATTTGTCATCTCAATAATCGCCAGAAACCTTCTGGACGGAGGGTAGCTTTTAGGCTACAGAATTTTCCACTTCTTCTCTTTAATCACAGTTTCCGAGGCTAAACCTTCTAGGTGTCCTGTAATCAGTTCTAAAGTCTTAATGTGCCGATAAGCATCCTCACGCCTATCACATTCTTCTGCACTTGTGTTAATTATCACACTAATCTGCTGATTTTTCAAATTATTTAATACTTCTTTGAAAAAGTCATCATTTAGTAGGTTTTTAGCCCATTGTGCGAGTAGGTGCTTGTCCATACTGATTTTGTATTCCAGAAATAATGTCGTTGATACTTAGGCTACTTGCTGGAGGCATACCTTGTCTGCTACCCAAGATTCCCATTAAGTCGTTATAACTTAGGCTTGATGGTTGTGAATACCTAATTGGCTCTGGTACTTTCCCATAGTTGGGGTCTAGGAACTTCTCCCATTGAGTACCAATAAGTAAGTTTCTGTCACCAAAGTTAATTGGAGGCAAAGGTGTAAATGGCGCAACTCCAGTTGGAGGAGGAGTTCTCCAGCCCTCTGGAATAGGAACAATTGGAAATTGAGTACCAGTTCCAGTATTAGATAAAGCACTACCTGCACCAAGTAAACCAGCAGCAGCCAAAGCTAATTGAGCAACCTTTAAAGGGTCTGTTTCTTTAGTTTTATCAGCCGTTGTTGTGGTTGTTGAAGTTACAGGAGTTGTTGTTAATGTAGATGGAATTGTTGTAATTGCCGCCAAAGTATCGCCAATTTTTGTTGGTGTTTTAGCAGTAATTGTTTGTGTTGCTATTTCAGGTGTTGTTGTTGTATTTACTGGTGTATTTGTTCCAGTAGTCAATGCTGGCAATGTAGATGCAATAGTGTTAATTAAATCCTGAGTTGACGTAGGTCTGCCATCAGTAACTTGAACATTAGCCAAATTTGTTGGTTTAGTTACATTAGCCGCAATTTGACTATTAACTAAATCTACTGCTTGTTGAGTGGTCATCTGCGTGCTTGGCGCAGTAACTTTAACTGTACCGCCATCAGTAACTGGTGTTGATACTGCAACAGGCGCAGTACCAGCAATAGTGCTTAAAACATTGTTTAACGACACATTTGCTGGCGCAGTAATGTTAACTGCGCTAGTGTCTGTAACTGGTGTACTTACAGCAACAGGAGTGCCTGTTAAAGAAGATAATGCTCTTTCAATAGTAATGTCGTTGTAGCCACCAGAACTTAAAGTGTCTTTAATTTGAGTCGCAGTTAATCCTTGGTCTGCTAACTGTTTAGCATCTAATGTGGCAAATGCACGTTCTGTAATACTTGGGTCTGCAACAGTGCCTGTAGTTAAATAGTTGTTAAGAACATTACCACCATAAGCCAAACCACCACTAAGCAGACCTGTTTTAAGTGCGTCTTCAAGATTAGCACCACCAATAGCAGAAGTACCTGCACTAATTAAACCAGTTCCTACACCTGTAGCAGCAGAACCTGTAAGACCTAAAGCACCGCCCAAAGCACCACCTGCGCCTGAAAGCAACAAACCAGCTTGAATAATACGTGCTATGTTTTTTGTGTCAGAACTGCTTGCGCCTGTTGTATAAAAAACAGGCTTACCAGACTCATCAAACTGCACGTTATAGGCTGTATTTCCTTTTCCAGTGTAAGTGCCACCAAAAGCGTCACCAGTTTGACGTTCACCATAGGTATCGGCTACGGCTTGGCCTGTCAGTTTGTTACCAAATGTTGTTTCTGTTCCAACAGGGGCAATATAAACAGTTTGACCACCTCCTTCACCCTCATATACATAATCTGTTTTTACTAAACTAGGGTCTACCGCATTGCCTTTTTGGTCTGTATAACCAACAATTTTGTTTTCAACAATTTGGTTGTATTCGTTGTCATAGCCAACAACAACAGTTTCAATTTGTGGAATAACCTGAACATCTACTGCTTTAGTAACCTTACCAAACTGGCTAATGTCTGTAATTCCAGCGTCAGCTAAAATTTTAGCCATGTCTGCTGCATTAGCTTCAGCAGAACCTTTGCCTTCACCTTGCCATTGAGATGTTGTTCCTTGTGAAAGAATTTGATTCTGTAATTGATTTTGAACGGACGCTTTATTCTCAGCAGCTTGTGACCAGTTATATTGATTTAAAGCTATATTTTGCGCATCACGCAAAGCCGCAGCAGCTTCCCAACTACCAGTTAATTGATAGCGTTCTTCATCAGTCATTACTATTGGTGCTGCCATGATTAACCCCTAATCTCTACGTTAGATGTGATGCCAGCACCAATCTTCATTGCTTTCAACTGTGCTTCTGCTTCAAACTCTTGTTGTTTCAGAGCAAAGTAAGCCTGTTGCTTCTCACGCTCAAGTTGCAACTTAGCCATCTCTTTTTCACGCATCAATTGCATTTCAAGGGCAGCCTTCTGTTGTGCCATCTGCATATCAATCTGCATCTGTTGTTGTTGCATCTGCAAGTCAGCTTGTGCCTTTTGTTGATTAGCTTGTATCTCAGCTTGAGTCCTAGCCATCAATGCCTGTATCTCTGGAGGCATCTGTTGCTCTTGTGGAGGAGGATTAGAGAGCATCTGGTCTTGCTCTGGGGTAATCGCTTTATAGAACTCAGCACTATCTTTAAAGCCAGCAATCTCTACCATGCGTCCCAAAGTGCCACGATACTGAGCAGGAGAAACGTAAGGATTGGCAAGGCCATACTGACCAATCAACTGCTCTTGTTTAGCAAGAACCATCGACAACATAGCCATCTGCTCTTGTCGGTTACCTGCACCCAAGCCCACGTTAATAGACACATCGTATTGGTTAGCCCATGTTCTAGGGTCAAACTCTACGAACTCACCACGCATACGCACCAAACGAGCCTTGTCTTGGTACTTACAGAGCAAGTGAAGGATACCCTTGAACAAAGATTTAACGCCTGTCTCAGCAAAGATACGAGCCATCAGTTCAATCTTACCTGCGCCAGCTTGTTGCATAGAAGCCACCGCAGCAGCAGTCACGTTCTGCAATACAGAGGGGTCTAAACCCTGTGAAGCATCAGACACGCCTGTACGCTTAGATTGGATGGTATCCAGATACTGAAGCATTGGGAAAGCCTGATTAGCCACGTTCTGAACTGTTAACTGTTGAACAGCACCTTGTGACTTGGCACGAATAACACCACCTGCTGTAGATGTAAGCAGGTCATCGTAATTTACTTGTCCTTCGATGGCAACTACTCTGGCGTTGTTGGTGAGATAAAGGTTATCCAACATCTGACGAGTGATAGTAGTCTTGATTAACTGTAGGTCAACTGTTCTATCAGCTAACGAGTTACCAAAAAACTTGTGTGGAATTGGGATTGGACAAATTGAGTGGAAAGGAACGTAATCAACTTCCTCAATCATCTCCTTACCTTTTTCGTCCTCAAGGATTTCATTAGAAGCGTAGAACACTTGAACCAATGAAGCAATGCCCTTGCCATCTATATCAGTCTTAACGTAGCACTCAAAGACCTCAATCTCTTGCATTGATGGGTCATCTGTTTGTGTTTGGTAAGGCTGCTCACCTGCTGCATAACGAGCCACACGCTCTGGCGTATAAGCCAAAGCATCACCCATCTGCAAGCCCTCAATTTGCTTCTTGTTGAAACCCATAGCTACCAAGGTGCTACGAGTTAACATCTGCCTGTGGGCTACGAATGGTGAATCAGCAATAGTTCTAGCCTTCTTGCTAATCAGGAATTCTTCTGGAGGCACGTTCTCAATCGTTACCTTGCCTGATTTTTTCTTTTGTTGGACAACTACGTTATGAGTAGAAGCCATCACAGGCACACCCATTGGGTCTATAACTGGCTGTCCCATTGGGTCAAATATTGGGAACTCTGTCGTATCTTGCTCGACAATCTCCATGCTCTCATCGCTCATCAGCATCGCTAACTCGTCATCAGACAAGTCAAAGTAACGCTCTTTGGTAATGTCTTCTTTATCCTGCCAGTACGCTTTCAAAATTCCATTTTTCTGAAGCAAAGCGTCCTTAAACCAATCATGGAGAATAGACACGCCTTCGTTATCACGGCTAAAAACCCAATTGCAATACTGTGTCGCTTGTTTTGCGGAGGCTTCATCGGCAGGGCCTTGAGGCTCGAAAACTACAATATCATCTGAGCCTGTAAAGATACGAACTAAGCTAGGCAGCGCACCATCTATCGCTTCTGCCACTTCGCCAGTAACGATTTGAGACTTACCCTCAACCTCATTACCATATGGCTGTCGTAGATAAGCCTCCAGAGCCTGTTTGCGTTGTTCAACAGTTTCGCTTTCAATAAATCCAATTGCA